TATTGTAATTGCAGTGGTTGAACCCTTAATTTGTATGGTGTCACCGGGGAACAAAGGCTGATTGCTAGTCCATTGAACAGTTTGATAAGCGGTCAAAGGGCATTGATAAAAGATAGCATTCGATGTTCCTGCTGTTCCCGCTGCAGGTACTAAGTAAACATCAAATGTAGCTGTAGAGCCTGTTGTATTACATGCAGTGATGTCCGTAACATAAGTTCTAACAGTAGTTGGAACTGTATAAAGTGTAGCTACAGAGGTAGCAGTAACCCCTTGACCCAATTTAACAGGGACATTAACTTGATATATCGGTAAGTATGGGGCTGTCATGGGCTTAAATTATCTAAATTACCGTCAATCTTATCTAATGATGTTTCAGGGGCAATTCCCCATTCACCTGCAGTTGCAGGAGTGGCAGGATCTTGATTTGTGCTATTGACAATATTAGGATCAGTAGTTAAGGCATCTTGATCTTCGCCAACAGGAGCATCAGGTCTAGGAAAGCGAATTGAAATCTTTTCAGGTTGTCTAGCAGGAAGTCTATAAGGATCTCGTTCATCATTACACCCATAATTGCATACTCTTAAACCAGGAATATTACGATCATTACTAATGTCATCATACGCACGTTTCATTTTGCAACGATCACAAATAGCAATACTAAGTACTGTGTTTCCTATAGTATCTAGCCACTTACTCATTTTGTATATGGACTTATATTAGGCGCAAAATAAATTGGAGACTTATCGCGTTCTTCTTGCTCAGCCATCATCCAATATTTTTCAGCTTGTTGTTCACAATACACAATTCTTTGAGGCTCTACATTAGGCAATTCCATAGCCATTTGATGAGCTAACATGTTCTGAACAGCTAAGTACCATCTTTGAGGTATCTCAATTGATCCGGATAAAGAGCCTACATCTTGGATATATCTATGCGCCCAGACAACGATCTGTGGTGAATAGATTTGAGGTGCAGGCCATAAGTACATAGCAGGTTGAGGAATATTCCTGTCAAACCAGTATTGCAAAGGGTAGTTATTAGGATAATTTTTGTTCGGCAAGTTGGTGTAATCATCTCTGTTCATTCTAGCCATCGGTATTTCAGTGGCGTTTGAACCAAAAACCACCTGATAAACACCCATGTTAATGCCGCCAGTTTGCAAAATTCTCCAATAAGGAACGTTTGCAGAAGGATCGAGGTCATAATACAGCCATGTCCCTGCGACCCAAGTCGTGGCACCAGGGCTATACGCAGTTGTCCAGTTGGTGCCATCATTTGAGTATTGAATCTGTATTGTCACAGACCCACTGACAGCAGGTAATATGCCTACTGTTCCAATATAAACATTCTGTCCAGAACCGTTGTTAATACCAATAGAACTAGAGTTATTAGTACATTGACAAATATTAGTATATTGACCATCAAATGCATAAGAACCATTCCCTGTAGTAGCATACCCACCTGTAGTATTTTGAGTAACTGTTCTATAGTTGGCATTCAAAACATCTACTACGCCTGTATTCAGATAGTACTGATAATGATCAGGAATCAATCCGAGCACATATTTTTGGATACACCAATACTGTATACCTCGATTGGCTAGATTTGATAGCAGATAATATAGACTCTGAGTAGCAGCATTAACTTGCTCAGATGTCAAGTCTTCTGCTAATTTACCAGCCCTTCGTGCACCACTGTCAATGAGTTGTTGAACAGTGATAACGGTTTGGCTTACTGTTCCTGAAGTACTCATTACCAACCCTTAATGTTGTGCTTCTTAATCTTACCACCGCTTTTACAATGCCAGCTTTTTAATGATGCAGCCTTACGAGTAGGCTTTCCATTCTCATCTTTCATAGGTCCTTTCATACCTGACATTCTGGCACAAAATGAATCATGTCTAGGGCCTTTTGATTGAGGCGGCTTTAAATGACTTCCTGTTTCACGATTAACTTTTGCTCGACCTTTTGCAGTTAATCCAGCACCTTGATCAGTAGGCTTCTTTTCACCTCGCTTAATAGATAGCTTAACATCACCACCATGAGCCATCTTTTTAGACTGTGAATGCTTTAAATCATAATCCGTGGGCGCACCTTTACTTCCAGGCTTTCTCATATGCTCACCTGAACCGTGCTTAATACGTTCTTGCTTAGCATGAATATTTGCCCATAATCCAGATTTTGCACTCCCACCGTCTTTCTTGCCTGCAGATCGTTTTACTGAATATGCAATGGCAACCGCTTGCTTCTGCGGTTTGCCTGCATTCATTTCAATTTCAACATTCTTACTGAATGCTTTTTTTGATTTAGATTTAACTAATGGCATATTAAGCCTGACTTTCTTGCCAGTTCAACCGAGCTACAACGGTGTAACTACCAGTAGCACTTAATGGTGTTGCCACCACATACAAAATATCCGGCCCATCAGGGAACTGACCAGACTGTGATGTAGGAACTGTATTGGATGTTCCTCCACCATTTGCAGAGTTTCCAATCGCCGAAATAGAAGCCAAAGGATATGAAGTTTGACCTGAACTATTGCTATAGAAAGCAGCAATTGATTCGCCACCTGTAATAGTTACAGTATTGGTTGTATTCAATGCAATTTGAACTAAAGAGCTGGTGCTTGTACCACCTTGAACAGGGGTTTGAAATGATCCTGAGAATGATCCTGAAGGAACACCATTCAAAACCAATGAAATCAAGAATGTGGTGTTAGTAACTACTGCAATCTCATTTAGCTGTAACTGTAATCGATTTAAAACTTCTTTAACACCCATTAAACCAGTTGTTCCATTATCTACAGAAGGTGCTAAACGAATTGCCATAATAGGAACAGGATTTGTATTAGCAGCGGTTGATAATGCTGTAGTCATACCATAGTTATAAATAGCAGACACGTCTTGGTTAAAGCCGCCATCCATTACTACAGAAGAACCCCAATGTGATAATTGGGCAGCCGCATCAGGAGATGCATATTCAACAGCCACAGGAGCAGTTGCAGAGTAAGTAAATGCAGTTGCTGCACTACCGCCTGTAGCCCCTCGAGTTACGCCTGTTAAGCTACCCGGTGCGCCTGATGTAATGCCTGTATAGGTAATATACTCAATAACACCTGAAGTTCCGCTACCAATAATACGAGCTGTACCACCGGCAGGGTTAAACCCTGCAGTATTTGCTACGTTAATGGTTGTAGAAGTAGTTGTTAGGCTTGATGTAATTGTAGTAATTGGCAGGATTGCATTTTGCTCATAGTGAGAAGGCAAGTTTCCTGAACGTAAATAAGCGCCATATTGAATATTATTGCTTTGGAAAGAATAAATATATTGAATTGCGCCATTGGTTGTACGAATTCCAAAACGGATTACACCTGCACCATACCAAGAGTAATCGATGTAAAACATCTGAACTTTGGTTAAATCAAGGTTATACCCTGATGGATTTTGTGCAGATCCTGAACCATCTAATACATCCCACCATTGAGATTGTGGAACTTTTTGATCAATAGTTCTTGAAACAATTGCATTAGCAATAGTAGTTCCACGATATTCAGGGCTAATATATAACGCTGTATCGCTTGTAATGCTTAATACACGATAGCTTTGACCACGAATAACAATGTAATCACCAACTACTAATTGAGTAGTAAATTGAGTGCTAGAGCCTGTTACCAAGCCGCTACCATTAGTTACAGATACTGTTCCAACGATTTGGTTAATAGAATTGCGATATACCGCATACAATGTTTGACCATCATATTGGAAAAACATACCATTCTGTTGATCATTGAAGCCAATTTTATTAGATGAACCATACCAAGAATATGGGCTAACGTGAATAAAACCACCTGTAGATGTTGCAGGTGATGCTGATGGAACAGCATTATTAATGGTTGTGTATGTGAATGTTAAAGCAGAAGGAACTGTTTTAACAATAAATGTTCCGTTATATGCTGATTGATCAGCGCCACTTACAAGAATTGTTGTGTTTACAGTTAAGTTATGTGGAAACTTAGTAGTAACAGTTACAGTAGTTCCTGAAGAGGTTAATACAGGTTGTTGAATCTGCGGCTTGAGAATAGTACCGGTTGAAAATTGAATACCCTTACCTGATTGATAACGGAAATAACGACGAGTCTGACGTTGCAAAGACTGATTAGGAATTGCAGAGCCAACTGTAAAGTTTACCGATCCATCATAAGCATGGCAATCAACCCAACCACCTGGACGAGAATATAGGTTTGACTGACCTGCAGTATTTGCAATAGTTGTTGAAGGAGTTCCATTTAAGCTAACAAAAGTAAAGGTTGTAGCTGTAGGAGTCGTTGCAACAATTTGCGGACCATTAATTGAAGTTGCTGTAGAAGGACCAGTTGTACCAGTGATGTAAATCAATGAACCAGCAGATAAGCCATGTGGATAGGTTGTTGTACCAGTAATCGTTGATCCTGAGAATGTGAATGCAGTTGTGCCTGTCAAATAGTAGGCATAGTTACTGTATGTATAGCCAAGATAGCAATAAGTTGATGATGCAGAGTAGCAAGTTGCAGTTGTGACAGCTTGAGCCATTTGCACCACAATAGAAGTGGTTGATGTACCACCGCCTGAATAAACATAACCCCAACCATTAGCATTAGGGTCTAAAGTATCTTGAATAAAGAATGGCGAACCATTTGGAATATTTGATGCAGTACCAAGAGTGATCGCCAAAGTCCAATTATTTGATTGGTTTCCTGCAATAGCTGTTACAGGTAACGCTGCATCGATTAAATAATACAAACCTGCACGATTATTTTGCATTGCAGTTTGTTCCCACTTTGTCGCTTGCTGACCATATTCAAAGTCAGTATCGATCAAAGATTGAGGCGTTGAAACTCGTGTCTTGTCTACTGGATCATATGCAGTAGAACGTTGTGCCTGTTGAATGCGAGCATTATTGTCATTGTTTGATGACGGACCTGTGTAAACCGATAATTGAGCCACTTTTTTCTCCTAGAGAGGGTACTATAAATAAATGAAATACTAGGGTACTGCATAAGATAGGACGGTAATAAGGTTACTCGTTTAAGCACTACGACCTTCAGCTGTGTGCTCCTAGACTTATTAATAATTACACTTACCGCCTTTACGCATATGGTGTTTAGCATGACCACCGTGCTTCATAGGATGACCATCAATCTTATCATGACCATATGCATGTTTATGCGCTACTTTATGCATATGAGTATGACCGGCATCTGAATGACCATGAGTAGTATGGTGAGCTGCATGACCATGGTGCTTAACATGACCGCCTTTCTTGTATTTAGAAAGTTCTAAACTACCAGTTGAGCTCTTTTTAACTGCACGATGCTCGCCGTCTTGCATATCACTAACATAGCGTTTTGCAACACCTTGAGATACAGTGCCACCTTTAGCATAGTGATGTTTAGCATGACCACCGCGCTTATAGCCACCATCACCTTCACCAGCAACGGTGTCGCGTACTTTACCTGTTTTGTTGCCAAGTTTTTTGTTATGCTCAGCATTAACAACTTTATCTTGAACATCAATTTTTGGTTTTAAAGTGGTAGATGACATAAAACGATCACCTTTAGCTTCAAGAGAACCTGTAGATCCGCCTTTAGCCATCTTAGCCAAATGTTTGTGATGCTCATGCATTTTATGATGATGAGCTGAACCACCTTCTTTGTGCTTAGCTGCATGGTGTTTAGCCATGTGTTTGTGATGCTCATGTGAACCTACAGGATGACCTGAAATGTGATGAGCTTTACCACCATGCTTATAGCCAGTAAGCTCAATACCGCCAGTTACTTTTTTACGATTTGGACGAGTAGCTTCCAAACCGCCTAAAAGACCTCCAGGAGTATTGTCTTTAGCTGCAGCAGCTGCACCACCTTTTTTC